TAATAGAAAAAGAAGAGCAAGGCACTATTGCCGGAATCATTGACCTTGAAAGCATAGAATCTGACAATGTTGCCGGGGATATTTGTTTAGAAAATGAAAGTGAGGAAACAATCGCTGGAACAATAGAGTTAGAAAATGAGCTTATCTCAACAGTTGCCGGAATCATTACAGTCGAGAAAATAAATACAAGCACGGTAGCCGGTCTAATAGACTTAGGATACAGATATCCTTATTGCAGAAAGAAAAGTCCATATACAAGATTTCCAAATAATTGTTTAAGATAAAAAAATAATAAAATGAAAGGATACACATCAATCGCAAATATTCAAAACTATTTATTGACTAATATTGATTTAGCTTTTCAACCTAAAGTAGAGAAGTGGATTGAATCAATTGAGGCATATATAGATAATCAAACAGGTCGCAATTTTATAGCTGATACTGTTGCGACAGAAAAATCTTATGATGGAAATGGATTGCACGAACTTTTGATTGATGACTGTATATCAATAACGAGTTTAGAGATTAAAACGACAGATGGAGATGTTATTTTAGATGATTTAGTCGAGGGTACTGATTACTTCTTAGAGCCTTCAAATGAGCTTCCTAAGCAGTCAATTCGCTTATATGGCTATATATTCAACCGGGGCATACAAAACGTCAAGGTAACCGCAAAATGGGGTTATAGCGCCGATGTACCGGCAGACATAGAGCATTCTGCAACAGTTTTAGTTTCAAACATTATTGATTTCAGTAATCAATCAGACGGAGAGATACAGACGTTGAATGTTGGAAGCTACTCGGTTTCATTTGCAGATCCAGATAAAAGAGATGACTTTGAGAAGGTCCCGGAGATTCTTGATATGTATAAAAAATACGATTTTTAATATGAATCCATTACAGACAACCTATAACGAAACAGTAAAGACACAGCGCTTCGAAGCAGAGAGTGGTTCTGATATTGAAGGGTATGAAGATTTTATTCTTTCTGTTCCTTGCCATATCCAACCAATAGACGAGCAACCAAACGAAGATCCAGACGGAAGTTTCGGAATGAACTCTTTAATGTTCTGCGATGACTGGGATATTAAGATTGGAGATAACATTGTAAGAGATGAAGAAAATTATAGAGTGATAGGATTAAAAAGACATTCTTTTATGGGACACATTCATTTAGAAATAGTAATTAGATTATATGCTTAACATGCAGGTTAAAATTGATGGATTAGATAACCTTGAAAAGGCATTACAGAAAGCGCCAGAAGCAACTATATTTCAGATTGGAGGAGCTATTCAAAAATCATTAGTTACGATAAGCTCACAAGCAAAAAGAGAGGCACCGGTCAATAAAGGGTTCGGAGGTGGAACATTAAGACAGAAGATATCAATGCCAATAATGTTAACTAAGCTAAGAGGAAAGGTTGAATCAACTGCTCCATATTCTATATTCGTACATGAAGGAACAAGACCACATATTATAACTCCAAGAGTAAAGAGAGGGTTGGCAAACGTAAGAATGGGAAAGTATTTCGGGCCATTAGTTAATCATCCAGGAACTAAGCCTAACCAATTTTTCAAAAGAGCATTCGATAAGTCAGAATCAAAGATGAGTTCATTCTTCAATAAGGCATTAGAAAATATAATAAAATCTTTTACATGAAAACTACTCTGGCCGACATAAAGGCTTTAATCAAAACTAAATTAGAAAGCATTGACGAGATTGCAGATACTTTTGATTATCCAATCGGAGAATTCAAAGAATATCCTGTTGCAGTTATCTTAGACTCTGGAATGACTGGAGAAGAGATAGATACAGCGAGGAATCAAAGGGTTTTTCATTATATTGTTAGTCTTTATCAGGAACAGACAAAGGCCGGAAAAAGTGCAGAAGAAGCATCGGGAGTAATGGAAAGATTGGCCGATAAGGTCATTATAGCTTTCGATCAGGACCCAGATTTAGGAGGAGAAGTTATGAGAGTTTCGGTCGTAGAATCAAGTTTTGATTTCAAGACTGCTCCGGGAACATTCAATTTTGCTACATTTAAGATCGACGTGTTAGCAATAGTTCAAAATTATTAGAAAATGTGATATAATAAAAATATGAAATATAAAAACATTACAAGTCAAGAACTAACAGTGCCAGGAATAGGAATAGTTAAGCCGGGCGAAATAGTCGAAGCGCCTAAGGGTTTTCACAATATCAACTTTGAAAAAGTTGAGACAATAAAAAAAGAAGAAGTTAAGGTTAAATAAATATGACTGTATATTTAGGAGATAAAAGTTATTTAGGATTAAAAGTAGAGGCATTTGAAAATACTCCGATTACTCCGGATATTTTCTGTCCATTGATTTCTGAAAGCATCAAGACAAATATCAATTTTGTCGCTGACAGAAGAATGAAAGGGTATGACTTCAAGTCAGACGAACTTTTAAGAGGTTCGAGAAAGCACGAAGGAGATTTGGTTGTTTATGCCGATGCAGATAATATGGCACATCTTTTGAATATGTTAATGGCCAAAGGAGTAACAACCGGAGGAGCGACTGGATACACTCATCCGTTCACAATAGGAAATCCAAAATCTTACACTATCGAAATTCAGAAAGGGCCTTATGCTCAAAGATATTTCGGAGTTAAGATGAATACATTGAGATTTGATTTCGAAGAACAGAAATTAAAATTGACTGCAAACATAAAAGCGGTAGGACAATTCTCTGCCGGAGTATTAAAAGAAGCATTAGGCGGAGCAGTTACAAGCTTAAAGTTTGGACATGACTACGACGATATGCCAAACACAGGCCTTGTCGCAGGAGATGTTATCTGTGTACAGCTTGACAGCGGTTCATATCAAGACGTTACATTGACTTCTGTCAATGCAGACGGAGAGACAGTTGGATTCGGATCATTATCAATAACCGCAACAGCCGGAAATAAAATATACTTGAAGGCACAGACTCCAAGTTACGCATCATTGAGCAATCCTCTCTTACAAGGAAATTCTCTTATTGGAATATCAACAACATCTGCATTGGCTGATACAGCGGCCGCATCAAAAGCGACAGCGACTCCATTGAGCGAGTTATCATTCGTATTGAATAACAACTTGCGCGATACTCAAGAAACAGGATCTCAAAGTCCAGTGAGGTTATTTCCTCAAACAAAAGAAGCTCAATTGACTATCTCAAGAATATTCGAGGAAACAAGTCAGCATGTCGCTTGGTTAAATTCAATCAAACAGGCCCTAACAATGATAACTTATGGAGCAGTTATTACTGGTGGAGCGATAAAAGAACAATTCACAATCAAATTTCACAAAATAAAACCAATTACAAATGACGAAGCGAACGAGGTCGGCTCGCTCATATTCGATAAGCAAGAAATGGAAGCTCTATACGATACAACCGATGCGAAAGCGATCGAGGTATCGATAGTAAATAAGTCAGCCGGTACAGTATACTAATAATTAAAACCATGGAAAGACCAACGAAAACAATTAAAACTCCGGTAGCAAAACAAGAAATAGTTTTGAAAGATTGGATTACTGGAAGAGAGTCAGAATATATCAGTGGCCCGATGTTCGATAGTGTTGCAATAGATGCAAAAGCAGGAAGTCCTGAAATTAAGGCAAGCAATTTTTCAGCACAGATGATCGAAGGAAATCACAGAGCGATTACAACAGTAGTCGTTTCAATAGACGGATCAGTAGATAACATCTTGAATAAAGTATTAGATGAAATGACTCAAGATGATTACGGATTCATAATGGCCGAAATTGAAAAGGTTACAAAAAAAAAAGAAGTACAAGCTCAACCTTAAAGCATATTGAATTAGCAAGTCTTTGCTTGAGAACTGGATGGGATTACTGGACTATAATGAATCAGCCGACATTCTTTTTAGATATTATAAGAGATATATTAAGAAAAGAAGACAAAAAAAATGGACAACACAGCAAAACTAACAATCTTAATTGATGCAAAGAATAATGCTGATAAAGCATTCAAAGATGTAAATTCTTCTTTGGACACAGTATCTAAGAAGGCGCAGGCGATGAAGCCTGCCTTTCTTGGAATGGCCGCTATCGGAACAGCGGCTTTTGCTGGCTTAGCTGTTGGAATAAAAGGAGCATTAGACGCTTCTGCCGAAGCTGCAAAAGCACAAGCTCAATTAGGAGCTGTTCTAAAATCAACTGGAGGAGCGGCCGGAATAACTGCTGAAAAAGCAATAGCACTTTCGAAATCATTGCAAACAGTTTCTACTTTTGGAGATGATGCTATTCTATCAGCAGAAAATATGTTGCTTACTTTTACAAACATAAAAGATAGTGTCTTTCCCGATGCAACGAAAATCGTATTAGATATGAGTGTAGCGTTGGGACAGGACCTTAAAAGTTCTGCCATCCAAGTTGGAAAAGCATTGAATGATCCTATCCTTGGAGTAACAGCATTGAGTAGAGTTGGAGTTAATTTTTCTGAAGACCAACAGAATGTGATTAAAGCACTTGTCGAAACAGGAGATGTTCTTGGCGCTCAGACATTAATATTAAGAGAACTAGGAACAGAGTTTGGAGGATCTGCGGCCGCACAGACAGAAACATTTGCAGGTAAAATGAAGATGCTTAATGAGCAAATATCTGATTTGAAAGAAGCAATTGGAAATGCTTTGATTCCTATTATTGAAGATTTATATAAAAAAATAAAACCGGTTGTTGATAAGGTTGTAGAGTGGACAGAAAAGAATCCAGAAATGACTAAAAATATATTGATAGCAGCAGTTGCAGTTGCATTGTTGACTGCGGCAATAGGATTTTTAGGATTAGCATTGCCGGCGATAATATCAGGATTCGGGCTTATAAAAGTTGCAGCGGCGGCATCTTGGGGATTCTTATTTTCTCCGGGAGGAGTTATTTTAGTTGGGATAGCATTAGCAATAGCTAGGATGTATCTTCTTTATAAAAACTGGGATGCTATCTCAAAAAAATTAGGAGATATCTGTAATTGGATTGGAGGTGTTTTCAAATCAGTCTTTGATTTTATAGTCAATGATGTTATCGGAAACTTTGTTAAGGTACTTCAAATGACGCTTGAAGGGATAGCTGGGTTCTTAAAGAATCCTATCGAAGGAGCTAAGGGAGCGATATCAGCACTTTCAACTATAAGAGAATCAATAGAATCAAGCTCCGGAGGACAAGAGAATAGACCATACGGATTCCAAAGAGTATCTGGATATTCTTCTGGAACACAGCAGACCGTAAACTTTAATTTCAATGGAGATATTAACGATAAAGATTCGCTTATTAGTTCAGTTTTAGATGCAATAGATAGAACAGCTGGCCTTAAAGAAATGGCCGGACAATAAATATGAGCAATTCAGTTAAATTCGACAATACAGAAATAAACGCCTCACCTTACTATCCCAGATTTGTAAAGCACGAATCGTTCCCGGAAAGAGATGTAGGACTATTAAAACCGTCGAGAGAAGACGGAGATATTTTTGTATATACAAGATTTGGAAAGAAGATTATAAAATTAACGGGTTTTTTAAGTGGAACATCGCAAGCAAACTTCGAAAGTAATAAAGATACTATGGCAGAGTTATTTTCAAGAGAAGAAAAAAATCTTGACCTTGACTGGAATGGAACGACAAGAAGGTATGTCGCCACCTGCTCAAGGTTTGAAATGGATAGAGATCATTATAATATTTCAAATTGTCCTTGGACTGCCGAGTTTGTAGTTTCTGCTGGTGTTGGTAAAGATACAACGATAACTGCTGAAAAGCATGCACAAGCTGTTAATGCAAATCCTTATAGTTGGACATCTACTTTCGCTGGAAGTGCTTCTCCGAAGCCTGTTATAACCCTTGAAATCGGTGCAGGATTTACTACTCCGAAAGGAATTGCTATTGAGAATGTAACTACCGGAGAAAAAATAGTATTCAATAAGCCAACAGCGTTGGCAAGCGGAGATACAATTGCAATTGATTTTGAAAATAAAAAGGTTACGCTCGAAGGAGTTGAGCAAAGATTTTATGGAGCATTCCCAAGTTTAATTATCGGAGCGAACAGCTTAAAACTTTATATCGCTGAAATACTTGATCAGTATGCAGATGCTTATAGTGGAGGAGGTTTGACGGTATGGGGAAATAGACAATGGGCTATGAGCATGATGGTTTCATATACAGATCCGACATATAGAAGAGTTGATGTTTACATTGAAAAAGACGGTACTCCATCAGATTTAATAATAGAAATACAGACAGATGTTGATGGCGCTCCTTCCGGAGTTTTAGTTGACGCAAATGCTTATGTACAAGTTGCCTATGCAGATGTTCCAGATAGTCCAGCATGGATTACTGCTTACCTTGTAGCAGACATTGAATTAGAGGCAAATACAAAATATTGGATAGTTTTTAGAACAAATGGTGAAGGTGGAAGTCCAGCAGACTTATTTGGAATAGGATATGCAACTGGAGCAGCGGCAGTTTACCCGAGAGGAAATGCGTCTTATAGTGCAGATGTGGGTTTAAGTTGGTTAGAATATCCAAACTATAATTTAGTAGTCAAGCTTTATTACGGAGGAAAGAAAGACGCAGCCTTAGGAACGATAACATTAGATGTTGACTACTATAAAAAATGGCTGTAATTAAAAAAAACATTTCAATAATAGTTTCAAGACCAACCGGAGAATTTATTACAGTTTGGAAAGATTTTAGTTTCAAGGGATTTTCTTCTGAAATAAATGCTGGTCCAGGAGAATGTGTTATTGAATTACCTTTACATTTTGACTATGGTGGAAACGATATTAACGAAGGAAATGACATAGAGATTACTCTTTCAGATAGAGACACATTGGCAAATCCAAACGGGCAGA